TATTGAGATATAAAATCAGGTAGCGGTCCTCCGATTCCAAGTTTCATATAAAATACGCTCCTTCACGTCTGATAGACATATTGATACATCTATCATTATACGCGAAGGAGCGTAGGAGTGCAAGGGTCAATCCTTCAGTTTGCTCAGATAACGGTAGATCGTCGCCTCCGAGGAGCCGAGCTGCGCTGCCACCTCGCTGACAGCGCCCTTCATATAGAAGATGCCTGCCTGCTGCAGGTCTTCCACGATGCGTATTTTTTCGTCCATCGTCAGGCGGTCGGGAGGCAGGACACTGCCGGTCACATCGGTGATGGCAGCCTGCACCGCGTCGGGGAGGCTGCTGACGAAATTTTCGACGCCCAGCGTGGGGCTTGGCTCCTGATGCGCCCCACAGAGGGCCAGAAGCTCCTGCGCCATCCGGCTGTATTTGGCGGCGTCAAAGTTGATGCAGAGCATCCCGATAAGCTCACTGCCGTCTTTGATAAACATAGTGGAGGAGCGCAGCCGCCCCTTGGCCTGCGATGCACCTTGATAGCCCGCAACGTAGGGCTGCTTCTCGTATACCCTGCCGTGGATGAACCGCAGCGCCATGTTGGACAGCGGCGCACCCTCGGTGCGGCCGCTGATGTTGTTGTTCACGATGGCTGCGATGGTGCCTTCCTCGCTGGTCAGATCATGCAGCACCACCTCATAGTCCGGCCCCAACGCCTCACCCAGAAACGAAACCAGCGTCCGATACGGCTCCAGCCTTGCGTCCATGTATGTCACCACTTTCCATTGCTTCATAAGAAAAATAATGAGAATTTATTCTCGTCTCTCTGCCTGTATCATATCACGTTCGTCGGTTGTTGACAATGATGATTCGAAAACTCACCGAAAATTCGTGAAACTGCTTCAAAAAATCTCGCGGATTTGTCACAAGTGATAATAATTTATCATCAAGAGAAAAAATTGTTGACTTTTGCCGCACGCCGCGTTAGGATAGGGGCAGGACAAGGGGCACGAGGGCAAACCGTGCCCCTGCAATTCGGAAAAAGGAGAGAGAATTATGAAACAGGCAATCGCTACTGCGCAGGCGCCCGCAGCCATTGTACCATAAATTTTTCTACTCTGCAACGCTCTGAAACGCCCAAATACTGAACATTTCAGCCCTTTGAAGTTCGGTGAAATCGGGGTTATTAGTAACATAGTAGAAACACGCAAAAAAGGCCCTTCCAGCTTGAACCGGAAGGGCCTTTTCTCATGGTCAGGTTTTGGTGGCGTAGTCAAGGGAAATCCACCCGGCACCGCTTTTCAGTTTGCCCCACTTGGCCGCACCTTTGCCGGTGCTTTCAGCCACGATGGTATAAATACCGGGCTGGATGTAGCCGGTTGCACCGTAGTTTGTGCCGGGGCCTTTACGGATATTCAGGTTGGTGATCTTCACCCGCACAAGGTAAGGGGTCACGGTGGCCCCTGTGGGGCCGCCTGTGGGCTTTTCTGCGGCTGGGGGTGTACTTACTACCACCCCACCACCATTGGAAGCGCCCTGAAGCCTTCTGTTGACTTCTGCGGCAATCTCCCCGTGTCTGGAATAAAGATATTCCCCCGGACAGGCTTTGTTGGCGAAGTCACGATGAACGGTCATGTTGCATCCGTTCCGATGGTTCACACGGTCATTCTTGTTCGTACTCCACACCAACTTCTTGATCCCGTTCCGCTTGCAAATATCCGTTACCAAATCCAACAGGGCCGCATAAGCCTTGGCGGTGACGGCGTAAGGGTGGGTGGTGTCGGAAGCAACTTCAATGGTGATTGCCCGGTTGTCATTGGTGCCGTTGCTGGAACACCAAGAACGATCCTTTTCATCCACGGAAAGGCCAATGGAACCATCCTTGCCAACAACATAGTTGGCGGAACATTGCCGGTCTGTGGTGGCGAAATAATCACACCCCTGTTTTGCTGTCCATTGCCCAACGATACAATGAATCGTGATGGTGTCAATGGCATGGTTCCGGGGGCTGGTTTTGTTTTTCGTGATCCGGGTATAGGTTGCAAGGGGGGAATTACTCATTTTCTGTATCTCCTTTCACCTGAAGAATGGCCCTGAACTTGGTGAAGGCTTCTGCGATATACTTACAAGACACCATCAGCACAGCGCCCACAATAACCAAATCAGCAAAAATTTCTGTGTATTCTTCCGGGATTGCCCACCCAAGCTGATCCGCATAAATCGGAAGGGTGGTGATTGCTACACAAAGCAAGGTCAGGCCCACAACGAAGGTGGCAACCTTCAGCCCGGAATTGATCATTTTCTGTCTGTCGAAGGGTTGAAGCAAAACCTTGATGTTGTAGTAAAGGGAAAAAGCAACATTGGACAGGTACGCACACAGGAAGATCAGCATGGCCCACCCAATATTGATCAGATTGTTCAAAACAGCGTTCAGCATGGTTTCAAATCTCCTTTGCATCGTTATAGATTTCCGGGCCATACAACTTCCGAAGTTTGATCCGGTTTTCGGCTTTGGCTTTGGAATAGTAAAACCCGGTTGCGGTTGCCAATTCAGCGAATATGGCGGGGATCAAATAGGCCAGCGGTTCAAGGTTTTCAGTTTTCCAAACCATGATAAGGGTGAAGGCCGTAACCCCAACGGTTACGGCCCCCACCACATACAGGATCAGCTTGGAAAACTCACGCTTTGGCTTTTTGGTTCGTCTGCTCATTCTTCCGGGGGATCGGTGGACAACTCCAAGAATTTTCTGTGAAGATCGTCCATCACCCCATTCACCCCCAAAGAATGATACTGTTTCCAGCAATTTTCAAAATTATCCCGTGCATAGATTGGGGCATAGCCTTTTTCGGAATACTTATTGAAATCGCTGATCATCTGCGCCCGAAGAAGGGCCTGAATACCGGCCTTCAAAGCCTTGGAATCCTCGGTGTTATGCTTGATTTGGCTCCACAGGTATTTGAATACCGCCAAAATCAAGGCGGGAACACCAATCAAGCACAACACCTGATAAATCGTCATGGTTTTTCCCTCCTATCAGGCCCCAATTAGGGCGGCAATATAGCGCAAATCCTCAACAGGGCCGTTGTAGAAGTCATGATTCCAAATCCAATGATCTTCCTGTTCCGGGCGCTTGTACTTTTGGCAACGGGGATCATCCCAAATTTTCCCCCACCGGGCGTTGTGTCCGGGGGTCTGCTTCATCAGCGTTGCGGTAATCCGGTTCAGAAGTTCGCCCCTTTCCTTGCCCATGCCATCATCATTTTGGGTAAAGAAGTCATAGGCGTTTTGGCTGGTTACGGAACACACCGGAAGATCATTCAGAATCAAAAAACCACCCTGACAATTCAGGATGGTTCCATACCGAATGTTCACTTGTCCGCAAATTGCTTTGAATTTAGCCCGTTTGCGGCAAATATAGATTTTGTACTCCATTAAGCCGATTCCTCCCAACCATATACACCGGGTTCCCACACATTGGCATCCGCTGTGGAAACCCAATGTTTACTGTTATGGCTCACTTTTGCCCCCTTGGAATAAGCGTCATGCGCTCCTACCGGTTGGCTCCATTCCGGCCATTCTTCAGCGGGATCATTTGTCTTACTCCACAAACTGGAAGCGGCTGTGGGTGTCCAATCCGCTTGGGAAGTGTGGGCCTGAATACACTTGTAAAGGGTGCCTTGATAGCGGCGAATCTGCCCTACCGTGTAGGCCACAGGGAAAGCCCATTCAGCGAACAGATCAGCGTGTTCAGCCGCCGTGGTGGGGTCAATGCTCCCGGCTTCCGCCAAGGTGACAAAGACGATTCCACCGGCTTCTGTGGCTTTGGTGATCTCGGTTCCTGCGTCCGTTTCCTCCAAACTCACGGTTTCCAGTTCGTCCATAGCGGCACGGCCCAACAAATGGTAAGCCACACCCTCAAAAACAATGCCCGAAGCGTCATGCTCCGGGCAAAGGATGTAGCAACCATTTTCGGCTTTCTTGATGTAGTTCAGGTTCTCGGTCAGGCCGATACCGGCCCCGGCTTTGATGATTCTAAACATTGTCCACCTCCGAAAAAGATTGCATGGTAAAGCCGCCGCAACCGCAACAACCGGCCATGATCGTTGAAGTTCCGGTAATAGGCGCTTTGGCACTCCATGTATTGTTCTATGTCAAAGAAGGATCGTTTTCCCTCTTTGAACTCCCTGTGAAACAGCTTCAGTTTTCGCCTTGCCCGTTTCACTCCATCCCGGCTTCCATTCACCTTGATCTTGCCGGTTTCGGTAAGTGTGAACCGGGCTTTGCAGAACCGGAATGGCTTTGTAAGCGGGATCACCTTACACTTTCGCTTGTTCACTCGGATTCCAGCGGCTTCAAAACGCCGTACAATTTCATGGCCCATCAATTTTGCTTCATCCACCGTGGGGAAAAAAGCATAGTAATCATCCATGTAATGACCGGCGCAATGAACATGGGCCTGACACTTGATCCATTGGTCAATCTTGCTGGGCAAGGCCACCATTTCCTGTTGGGAAGGCTCCACACCCAAAGGCAAGCCCCGGCCCGGTGTCGGGCATGGGGAATATTGAATCACAGTATCAGCCAAGTTTTGAAGTTCAGGGTTCAAAATCAATTCCCGGTGCCGCTGGTATAACAGGGCGTGGGAAGCATTTGGAAAGAACCCTTTCAAATCCAACAGCAACACAGCACCTTCCCGGCCATAGCGCCGGTAATGCCATCCAAGCTGTTGTTTGATCCGCTTGAACTGCCAATGAAGGCCCTTTCCCCGCTGACTTGCCCCGTTGTCATAGATCATCGAAGGTGAATACAGCGGGATCAGAACTTCATTGCAAAGGGTTTTATGGATTTGTCGATCCGTAATGTGCGGGGCATCTATCGGGCGGATTTTGCCCCTTTCCCGAAGGGTGAAATGGGAACAGGCTTTGGGCTTCCAAGTCTGTTCCAACACCGTTCGCCGCCGTGTTGCCGTACCAGAAAACAGGTGGCCTTCAAAGTTTTGAACACTTTGCTTCCACCGCACCCCGTTACAGCACTTTTTCCCATAGAAGAACATCTTCCGATAGGAAAAAACTTTATTCATTGGCCCAAGGCTATCACACCGGGCCTGTTTCCGTTCCAACCGCTTTGCTTTGCGGCGCTGGAACCTTGCTTCATGCCGTTCTTGGCTTGTCATAATAAAAGTATTCGCCCCTCGTACAAATTCGTTGTAGGGTGCCATCTAAATTGCTTTGTCCTCACACATGAAATGGGTTAAGGCACAATCACCCACCATGCAAGAAGCGTCCGTGTAAGGGCATCAAAGGGCAGTTTTAGGGATTGAAACCCAAGGAAGTACAACTCCTTTTACATCGGTCGTCTTTCACCTGAAAAGCCGTTTGCCTTCTGTTACTACATTTGACCGTGTATATTTGCAAAATCCGGGCCGCACACCAGCACAGTAATTGGCATTGTTATTGTTGTTGTTGCCATCCGTGTTGACATTCTGGAAATTATTGTTGTTGTTGTAATTAGGGGAACGAAGCCACCACCACACCGCCAACAGGCTCATTATCAGTTGCACACCTAATGGGAAAATCATTTCTGTTTCGCTGTTACATTTTTGATTGCCCCTTTCAAAAGTTCGTTTTCTTTGTCGATCAGTTCACCCAAGTTTTGGGCCATCTTATCCAGCTTTTCCATTGCGTCCTGTGACTTCACCGGATTTCCCTTGGAAGTGGTGAAGGCCCCTTCCGGGTTCTGGTTCAGAATCAGGTAAACATGGGTCAAGCGAACATCCAGCGCCATCAGGGAAGCCCGTGCTTCAAGAAGATGGGCCTTCCGCATTTCAATACGCTGGTTGTCCGAAGGGAAAATACTGTTGGCCTTTTCCGCATGGTCGATGATCTCACCGGCCAGCTTTGCCACCGGCTCCGCAATCAACCGGGAATACCGGGCTGAAAGACGGGTCAGGAAGTTCAGGGTTTCAACATAAATCTGATTGGCCGTGTTGATGAACTCGGCCTTGCTTGTGGTTCTCTTTTGCTTCAGGACAGACATTTTCAGTTATACCCCTTTGGGTGAATTATCGACATTGATCGTTCCTTCCGCCTTTTCCACTTCTTCCAAGTGTTTCAGAAGAACAAATTCAATGTAATTGGTAATGGATCGGTGTTCACGGGTTGCAAGCGCCCCGATCTTGTCAAAGACTTCATCAGATAAGCGCAAGGTGAAAACACGCTTGTTTGTTGCCATACAATACCCCCTTCAAACAGGCTTATGGATATTGTATGGCTGATTTTGTCCGGTGTATGCACTCAAAAGACAGTCAAATGATAGCACTTTGCCGGAAAACCCCCATTTTCAAAAAATCGTCGGGCGGCTTACGCCGCCATTATTATTTTTATTTAGGGTTCCCTCCCGGAACCGCCGCCTTTCGGCGGCGGGATTGGGGCGGGATCATCCTGCGGGGGATTAGGCGGCAAAGCCGGGCCGCACACCAGCACAGTAACTGG